TTCGTTCTGAATGGATTCAAGAGACATTATACCTTTCTTACACGATTAATCTTTAAGTCATGAAACAGAAGAAACATTACGGTCGCTAAAACAAACACAGCAAACACGATTTCAGCACTGACGTACACGTCTTCCCTTTTTCCACCTTTAGGTGGACGTTTCACAACCCTGAAAGGTTCACGCGGGAAAGCTTTTTTCGACTGCCCGGGACACCCTCCCGCGCAGCACCCAGGGGGGCATGTCTCGACGCGGTTTCCTCGCATGACACCACAGAATTGAAACTTCTTCGGATCCTTGACATCGTCGTAGGCGAAACACCGACATTCGTCTATGATTCCGCAGTCCATATTAATATATCACAATATATTAATGGACGAGAAAACCTACCCGAGGTCGACGATAGATACATTCATGGAAGAGAATCTTTTTTTCAAAGATGCCAAACTGAAGAAGTACTACGAGCGAAATGAACAGAGGGACCTGAAAAAGTTCAGGGAGCGTCTCCGAAGTGCGCACAAGGACAAAAGTTTCGAGAAGATTGTGTATGTCGTGATCACCGATTCCATTCGCGATATCATCCTGGACACCATAGGCGAACTCACCACATTCCTGAAAAAGAGTGGTGACCTCATCGTCAGTGGTGGTGAGGCGTTCAATCTGTATGTCGATTTTCAGGATCGCATCGTCACGGGTGACATCGACGCCAAGTTCGTACCCAGAATGCGCCCAGACTCCAAATATTTTGGAAAACTTCAGGCCCTCAAACTCATCCTGTGGAACAAACTAGGCGACATGGCGAAGCGTCTGAATATGCGCATCAAGAATCGTGTCATGTCGAAATATGGCAAGTTGTTCAAGTATATCGGTCTGGGGTTCAAAAAGACTGGACCGTATGTCACTCGACGATACACTCTGATTAAGAAGAAAAAGACGCGTGAAAATAACAATCCAGGAAAGGGTGACGTGTTCATCGACGTCGAACTTTTCGCACTCGACTTGAATCTTCGTCACTTCGTCCCATCTTCCGGAAGGATCGAAGATGTCACGGTGGGGGGTATCCTAGACATTCCCTTCATGCGCCCAGATGAATTCGGGTACGACGTGGCTCGGACGAAGCGTGTCGGTATGACATACATAGACACGAACACCGGAAAGGTAAAGGTGAACAAGAAGATATTCGTCGCCAGTAAAGAGTTTCTCATCGAGGACATCTATCTCATGCACCGCCTGAAACTTCGTCCTGAAAAAAAGGAAAAGGATCGAAAGCGTCTCGTGCGTCTCGGTAAGCTCTTCTCGAAAAGTGTACGCACCACAGACTCCATAGAGGATATTTTCAAGAAGGTTCGATCAAAGATCATCTCCAAACCCACGAACACGACGCGGTACAAGAACGTGAACGTCAGGAAAGCGTTGAAAGTCGACCCCCGAAAATACGAAAAATACACGACCGAACCGTCGAAGGAGCGTCTCTCGAAACAGATCGTACACGGTATCAAGACGACCACGAAAAATACCAAAATCGAAAACTACGAGAAGACTTCGGGTAACAAACGCTTTAACCTCGACGCGTACAAATGGAAGACGGTCAAGAACAAAGCGTACGTGAAAAACGAACAGAACCTCAGGCCGGTACAGGCGAAGAAAATTCCTTCTAACCTGAATACCAGGGATTATCTGTATGGTTACAGATCGAATCGAAACGACTGGTTACCTCGTGGTATACTCGATAAATCGGCCAATATCCCATTCGTCGGGTTAAAGAAATGAAGCATGTTAAACGTATAATGTTTTACGGAACTCCTACTAAGGGTGAAGATGGTCTCTATTTCGTGAAGGCGCTCGGTGATGATAAGCGTAAGTATCTCGTTCAGCTTAACAAGGTTAAGATTACTGACGTCTCAGGGGAGATTGTCATGGACGTCGCCTCCGACGCGAACAAGGAGAAGATCGAAGGTGTCGACGCGCGTAACCTCGATGCCGCTCTCGAGAACTGTGAGGAGTGGTTCGGTAAAAAGGTTTCTGAGAATGTCATCAAGGGTGCGTACACTTCGAGTATCGTGAACGATCAACTCACAGGCGAACGCATCGATGTCACCAAGGTGTTCGACGCACAGCATCATCTCGTCGATTTTGAGATTGTCCAGCCCGACAAGACTTGCGACGTCATCCTCGAGTTTGCCGGCATCTGGTTCGCCAAGAAGGCGTTCGGTCCAACCTGGAACGTCGTCCAGGTCCGGGTTCACGATGACCCAGACCCAATCATCGACACTTACCCAGAGGGATACGCTTTCGTCGACGACGAGGAATAAAAAAATTGTTGAACATATATAAAAGATGATGAAGGGTCGCAATCAGCAGATCATGATGATGCTCGCCATCGCCGCGGTGATCTTTCTGCTTTACACCATGAACACCACTTCCGAGTATTCCATCAGTGAGCGCGAGTATGCCGGCTTCGCTCCCGCCGTCGGCCCTGCTCCCGCCGATGCCACCTGTTCCGGTATGAAGGCTGGTACCGGTCTCGCCTCTTCTCTCCTCCCCCGCGAAGTCGCGTCCGCTGAGGACTTCGGTCAGTTTGCCCCAGAGGACATCCTCAAGGGTCAGAACTTCCTCGAGCCCCGTCAGCAGATCGGTTTCCCCGAGACTGTCGGTGGCGCGCTTCGTAACGCGAACCAGCAGATTCGCAAGGATCCCCCCAACCCCAAGGATCCCTTCGTGTGGAACAACTCCACGATCGTGCCCGATCTCATGCAGCGTGGTCTCTGCGCTTAAAGATTAGACGTTAGTACAATGTAATAAATGACTTCTGTTTCGAATGATCTCTCCGAGAGCGTCTCTAAGCTCGTAGAACTTACCAAGCAACTTTCTGAAGCGAAATCTGATATCAAAATTCTTAACCAGGAGGAGAAACGTCTGAAGGAGATGGTGAAGAAGCATATGGTTTCTCAGGGTATTGATACCATTAACCTCAGGAAGGGTAAGATTAGCCTGCGCAAATCTGTGCGCAAGTCCGGTATGAATAAGGATGCCATCAAAGAAGGTCTCATGACATTCTTTGGTGGTGACGAGACCAAGGTTGAAGGGGCTTTGAATGCCATTAGGGATGGACTTAAGGTGAAGGAGTCTACCTCACTTTCACTCACTGGTATAAAGGATAAGCCCCCTAAGGAAGATAAGTAAGGAACCATGGTCTGGAGCCAATACGTATACGAAGCGTCCTCTGGATTTGATACTAACTACGGTAGTGATGACGAAGATACAATCGACGACACTCCTCTGAATATTGAAGACTGGGAAGTCAAATACTCAGATGAACTCTGGTACATGTGGAATACTATCAGGACATTGTTATATGACGCCGGCATCGAACACGATGGGAAGTTTGTAGACTTTGTCGAATTGTGTTACATGGAACATGAACCGTATCATGAACGAGTCACTCACGAGTTTGAAGAACACTTTCACTATATTTGGAAAACCATCAGGCGTATCGTGGATAATAATCACCTACACGAGGAGATGCTACGAGGTGTTACGTTCTACCACTTTGTCGACTTTATGAAAAATTATGTACGTGTATATTAAATGCTTCCCGATATCACGACTCAGAAAGTTGCCATCCCAGCCGCACTTTTTCTGGCGCTGAGCCCCGGTGTACTTCTGACCACCGACGGCTCCAAGGTGTCTTTCATGAACCGAAAAACCGATCAGATGGCCGTGTTCTTCCACGCACTCGTATTCTTCATGGTGTACAGTCTCATCGCCAAGATGATGGGTCTCGTACTCACCAAGACCGATCTCGTCGTGACCACCTCGCTCTTCCTCGCACTCAGCCCCGGTCTTCTTCTGACGATTCCTCCCGGATCGGGTGGTCTCTTGCGGTCGGGTCAGACCAGTATCGAGGCGGCGCTCACGCATGCCGTGGTCTTCGCACTGGTTTTCGCGCTTTTGCGACGCCAATTTCCTCAGTTCTATTAAGTAGTAGAATGAAATACCTCGTTCTCGGACCGGCGTCCATGGGTATCTTTTCACTCATGGGGTCGCTAAAGGCGCACGAAGCACAACTTGTCGACGTACAAGAAATTTCAGGTTCGTCTGCTGGCGCGATTCTCGCCATGTTTTTAGCGTTGGGGATGTCTATAGATGAAATATTAAACATATCACTGACATTAAACATCCCCAACTTTGTTAAAATACGTATAAGCTCATTTTTTAATAAATTTGGATTTGTCGATATGGGGCCCATACGCAAAAAATTGGTAGACATTTGTGGTTGTGATCCTACGTTTAGTGAACTCGAAATGAAAATCTACATTTCCGCGTTTTGTCTCAACACATCCGAAACGGTGTACTTCTCACGGGATAATTATCCAAACATGAAAGTGATCGACGCAGTGTGTATGAGTATGGCTGTGCCCTTTATATTTTCGTGTGGTACACACGATGGTATGACATATATAGACGGTGGTACGAAAGAGCAATATCCCCTCGTCCCATTTTTAGATAAAAAACCACACGACGTGACGTGTATAAAAATTAAAATGAATCGAATATATCAGGAAAAAATAGACGGTCCTCGTCAGTTTATAGAAACGTTGATCCGATCGACACTCAGTAATCGCGCAGAGGATGTCATGCCAATCAAAATCGTCGAGATTAACGTGGGTGACACGGACGTGTTTGATTTTAACATGACGTATGAAGAAAAATTAAAACTGTATAACATGGGTTATCTCAACGCATGAAACTTTTTTGTTAGTTTATCATATATGAAAGACGCGTGCAAGAGTAGCGTGCGTGTTGGTATTCTCCGGGATACTCTTCAGTTGAAGACCGGACGACCCACCAAAGTAACAAAGAAGGAATACTGCGAAATATACAAAAACATCCAGGGAAAAAAGTTACCTTTACCCCCGTTGGTGTTAACACCTGATAAGATGTACATGATCGACAAGGATTCTCCGCTCACGTCGGCGGATTACGATCTTTTCTTCGATAGTACGACGAAGCGTTCCGAACTTAAACGCGTCGCCGCCAAAGTTGGTATCAAAAATGTCGAAAACTTGACGAAGAAGCAGATGACAATTTCCATCGAAAAACGTCTCAGGTACCTAAAAATCCAAGAACCCATAAAGCTTGGTAAGGCGAGGATCCCCACAGCAGTGAAGAAGGTCACACCCCCCACAGCAGTGAAAGTCCCCAACGTCGTGAAAACCGCGACAACTCAGATTTTATCGGTGTTCCAACCACCTCCACCCACAAAACGGAAAAAATCAATCACACCCAAATACGCAAAGACAATCTTAGGAAACCGGGACTATGATTTACTTTTTGACAGTAAGACAAAACGTGGGGAACTCGTGCGCATCGCAGAAAAGGTTGGAATTCCGGATGTAGACAAGAAGACTAAGAAACAGCTCGTGGAACTCATCACCAAACGTATTCGTCTCATGGAAAACCAGAAAGTTTCTGACCCTAAAAAGTTCAAACCTCCTCCGGCGACAGTTCCTATGGGTTCTGTGTTTAAGAACCAACCTCCGATTAACCGCAAGAACAACACGGTTCCTATGGGTTCTGTGTTTAAGAACCGACCCTCGTTTCTTAACACTATAACACCGATTAACCGCAAGAACAACACGGTTCCTATGGGTTCTGTGTTTGAGAACCGACCCTCGTTTCTTAACACTACAACACCGATTAGCCGTAAGAACAACGCGGTTCCTATGGGTTCTGTGTTTAAGAATCAAACTCCGATTAGCCGTAAGAACAACACGGTTCTCATGGGCTCTGTGTT